TTTTTTTTTACTTATTTCAGGTTTCTCAATTAGGCAGTCAATGGAATAATGGTTCTAATGCAGGCAGTTTCTATTGGAATGTGAATAATTCGTCAGCTAATCGTAATCGTAACATCAGCAGGCAGCTACTAAATGCACTTAAAATAAATTTATATTGTGCTTTTTACTTGCCCTGCCTCTTGGCAAAACATAGAAATAAAACTAATCCTGTATTGGTAGGTTTATTGAAAATTAATATTCAATAAACCGTTTGAAGATTCGGGAATAGTGCATACAACAATTGGTGGGAAGTCTATGAAAAGATACGGTAATTTATATACTAAAATTTATGACATGGAAAATCTAAAGCTTGCACATAAAAATGCAAGAAAAGGAAAGGGGTGGTATAAAGAAGTTAAACTTGTCAATGCAAATGAAGAATATTACTTAAAGAAGCTTCAGGAATCACTAGTAAATAAGACTTATCAAACTTCTGAATACGAAACCTTTCTGAAGAAAGACGGTGAAAAAGAACGGGAAATTTATAAATTACCTTATTTTCCTGATAGAATTTGCCAATGGGCAATTATGCAGGTCATAGAACCCATTTTAATAAATAATTTTACTAAAGACACCTATTCAGCTATTCCAGGAAGGGGTATTCATCAAGTTGTTAAGCGGATAAGGGGTTATTATAAAGAAATAGATGGAAAACAAGTATATGTTCCAGGTATTTTTATGAAAGACCCTTATGGAACCCAATACACTTTGAAATTTGATATTAAAAAGTATTATCCAAATATTGACCATGACATTTTGAAAGCCAAATACAGAAGGATTTTTAAGGATGATGACCTTCTTTGGCTACTTGATGAAATTATTGATTCAACCCCTGGTGGTGTGGGAATTCCTATTGGAAATTATCTTTCACAATATAGCGGAAACTTTTATCTTTCATCCTTTGACCATTGGATTAAAGAAGTTAAAAAGGTTAAGTATTACTTCAGATATATGGATGACATTGTAATATTCGGAAGCAATAAAGAAGAACTGCACAAATTAAGACTTGATATTGAAGAATATTTAAGGGATGAATTAAAGCTTAAAATCAAGGAAAATTGGCAAGTATTTCCCACATTTATTAGGGGTGTTGATTTTGTTGGATATAGATTTTTCTTTGATTATACTTTATTGAGAAAATCAACTTGTAAGAACTTCAAGAAAAAGATGAACAAGATTAAAAAGAAATGCTTCAGCGGTGGACAAATGAATTATTCTGAATGGTGTTCAATCAATTCTTATAAAGGTTGGTTAATGTGGTGTGATAGTTACAGGTTAAGTAAGAAATACATTGAACCAATCCAACCTTTTGCTGATGAATACTATGAAAAATATGTTAAAAGAAAGGTGGATTAAAATGAAGGATTATGGAAGGGTAAGAAGCACAATAAGCCCAAAACCCATGATTATTGATGAATTCAGTGTATGGATTTATAAAAACATCACTGAAGTCAGTGAAAATGTTGGTGAAGAAAATGAATTCATTGGTTATGAATATGACATGATTCAGTATGAAAAAGATGAATATATTGAATTACTGTCAGAACAGAATGAAACATTTTTAGAAACCCTGGACACTTTTATGTCAGAAGTGATTCCATCTTTAATGATGTAGAAAGGGGGATGTTCCAATGAGTAGATTTATTGCAACGGTAATTGAAAGGGCAGCAGATGTTTCACTTGAAAAAGGTCAAGAAAAATATAGGGCTTACTTCATGAAAACTTCATTATACACACCATATAAAGCGGATGCAGATGCCCTGCTGACAGCAGAAGGCTATGCAGATGTGATTGTTTCTGAATAACTAATACATTTATACACCTAAAAGATAAACCCCCTTTAGAAGTCAAATTTGGGCTTCTGAAGGGGTTCATTTTTGTTATGAAAGGAAGTGGTGTGTTTGACAATTGAAGTAGCACTATTAATTTCAGGTGTGTCAGTAGCCTTTGGTATCTTTGCTGGTATTTCAAATTTAAGAAGAAACCAAAAACTTGATGATAAAAAAGATGCTACTGAAATGACCACAGTCATTGTTAAACTTGAAAACATTGGCATTGGAATCAGTGAAATAAAAAATGAAATGACCAATGTTAAAAATGATATAAAGGAATCCAGGGAAAGACTTATCAAAGTTGAAGAATCAGCAAAACAAGCCCACAAAAGAATTGACACACTTGAAAAGTATAAACGGGGCGGTGATTTGAGTGAATAAAAGAACCAGGAGAAAGAAAAACAGGTTTTCCAAGTTCATTGTAACAGTGGTAATTCTCTTAAACATTCTTTTCACTGCTGCGGTTTTATATGTGTTTTTACAAACTGGAAGTGAACCAATGACATTGATTGGGTGCTGGTTTGCTTTCACAACGGGTGAATTATGGATGCTTTCAAGTATTAAAAAATCAAAAGTTAAAAAGGAAGGTGAAAACAGTGAAAATTAACTGGAAACAAAAGTTGACAAGTAGAAAGTTTTGGGCAGCAGTTACAGGCTTTGTTACTGCAATAATGGTTGCTTTTGGGGCTAATGACTTGACCATTGAACAAGTGGCATCAGTCATTTCTGCAAGTGCAGTTTTAATTGCCTACATCATAGGTGAAGGAATGGTTGATGCTGCAAGGGCTGGTTCACAATTAAATGAAAAGGAAGGTGAATAATTATGGCTTATACAAATAGCCCACTTGTATCCTATACCAAAATATCACCAAATAAGACAAGTCCAAGAAATCATCCCATTGATACCATAACTATTCATTGTGTTGTAGGTCAATGTTCAGTTGAAACTCTTGGTGAAATATTTGCAAAAGAAAGTAGAAAAGCATCTTCCAACTATGGTATTGGTGCTGATGGTAGAATTGGAATGTATGTTGAAGAAAAAGACCGTTCCTGGTGTTCTTCTAATGCAGCAAATGACCATAGAGCAATAACCATTGAAGTTGCAAGTGATACTACACACCCATATAAGGTTAATGATAAAGCCTATGCTGCACTTCTCGATTTACTTACTGATATTTGTAAAAGAAATGGTATTAAAAAATTGCTTTGGAAAGGTGATAAATCACTAATTGGTCAAGTTGATAAACAAAATATGACGGTTCATAGATGGTTTGCTAATAAGTCTTGCCCTGGTGATTATCTATATAACAAACACTGGGAAATAGCGGAAGAAGTTAATAAGAGATTAAATGCAGATGCTTCCCCTTTAGAACCTGAAAAAATACTTTATAGGGTTCAAACTGGTGCTTTTAAGGTTAAATCCAATGCTGATAAGCTTGCAGCGGAACTTAAAAAGAAAGGTTTTGACACCTATATTGTTCAAGCTGATGGACTGTTTAAAGTGCAAGTTGGAGCTTATAGCATAAAAGCAAATGCCGATGCCATGGCTGCAAAATTAAAAGCTGCTGGATATGATACTTTTATAACAACAAATTAAAATGATAAACCCACACCTTTAACCTGGTGTGGGTTCTTTTTTATTACCCTTTTTAGGTTGGCATTGTCTACGAACTGCCAACGGTGAGGACATTTTTATATAATATTGTAGGTAATAATAAGTAAAGAAAAATAAAACAGTTTCCTTCAAAAGCCTTGATTTTCAAGCATTACAGGTAATAATAAATAAAAGTGAGTAAAGCAAAATAATTTTAGTTCAATTTACGGCTCATATAGAAACTGTTTGCTTACTTACCAGTAAAATCAAGGCTTTTGAGTAATAAAAATATCAATCCTTGTTGATTTGCCTACCATTTGCCAACGGAATTTTTATTTGGTAGGCAAATTATGATTGACTGCATTTTCAAATATTTCAACTGATTGTTCAGCCATTTTTTCAGTTGAATGGGTGTATGTTCCAAGGGTGGTTTCAATGTTGGCATGACCAAGTCTTGTTTGAACATCCTTGATATTTGCACCATTTTCAATCAGGGTTGTTGCGTGGGTATGTCTTAGTGAATGGAAGTTGAATAATATTCCCAAGCTATAATGAATTACCCTGGAAGCATATTTGAAGGTGTCAGGAGTTACCATGTCTCCATCTTCTTTGGTGCAAACCATGTTTATTGGTTGCATTACACCTGCATCAACTGAAACAGGAAGGGAATATATTCTTCTTAATTTTTCATTCCCATCCATTTCTTCAACTTCATACTGCTGAATATAATGCTGACCATATTTCAAGCGATTTTCAGCTTGCCATTTCTTATGCTTCTTTAAAGCATCAATCAAAGTTTTTCCAATCTTTATATTCCTGACTGATGATTCTGTTTTAGTAGAACCGAAATACCAATTCTTATTCCTCTTATATAGAATCTTATTTACATCAATTGTTCCTTTTTCCAAGTCAATATCATCCCATGTTAGACCAGTAACTTCACCAATTCGGCAGCCGGTATAATATCCAATCATGATTGGAATATAAAAAGTTGTTCCAGGTGGGAATCTTTCAATAATTCTTTGGAATTCATCTGTTGTAATAACCTTATGGTCAGTTTCAAGCTTTGAATGTTCATACTTTGGATATTTTACATACTGCATTGGGTTTTCTCTTATAAATTTACTTGGATGCACTGCATACTTTAATGAACCACTTAAAACCGTCATGATGTTTGTAAGATGATTTTTACTCATTCCACTTAAATATTTACCATTAATAAATTCCTGAAGTACAGCAGGGGTTAAGGATTTAAGCTTATAAACACCAAGAGCAGGTTTAATGTGATTTTTAATTATAGCTTCATAACCACATTGTGTATTATATTTACAATTAACCTGCACATAGTTCTTGAACCAGTAATCCATATAATCAGCAACAGATATTTCACTTGGTTCAAAGTGCAATCCTGCATTTTCATATTCTTGAAGTGCAATTCTTAAAGCTGCTTCAGCTTCTTTCTTGGTTCTACCACCAACCCTTTCAATTCTTTTTCTTTTACCATCAACACTGGAAGCTTCAAAGGAATAATACCATTTGTTCCCACGCTTCCTTACATGACCTGCCATATTATCACCCTTTCTTTTAATTTTATCTTGAACCATCTTGAACTATCTTGAACCAATCTTGAACCGTAACAAACCTTTATTTTATAAGGGTTTTATTAATTTGAGTTCAAGAAGTTCAAGATAAATTACTATATTATAAGATTATTTTTATAGATATTTTTTTTAATAAGTATTTTTTTTTTAATTTTTACTTTTATTAATAAATATATAATTTATCTTGAACCATCTTGAACCTTCCCATAAAATAAGGCTTTTCATCTTGAACCAAATCTTGAACCATCTTGAACTTATATTGAACCAATTAAAGAGTATAAGAAGAAGGTGCAGCTTTTGCCATTATTTCTTCTCTTAAATTCAAAATTTGTTTCATTGTTTTAGCACTGACATCCCAAAAGGCAATATGTTTTTGTTCACCTGCGGATGATATATATTTGATAACATAATAAAATTTTGTTCCAGCCTTGCCGGTTATTCCAGTAGTATTATGATATTGTGCCATGAAATTTTGTTCAGGCATTGTATCAATAGATATAACCTGGTTGATTGGTAATTTTACAGTTAAATCAGGTTTTGTTTTACGAATGATGATTGCTTCATCTTCAAAAATAATTGTACAAGGAAAATCTTGAATAAAACCCTGTAAGCCTTCATAATACATAACTGTTAATTGATTAGATTCTTTTTTCTTTCCAAACATAATAAATCACACCTTTCTTTTAAATTACATCACTTTGAAAAGCGATAGCTTTCCCTAAAATTCTTATTTCATTAAGTTCTTCATTTTTATAAACCAGTGGTGGATATGCTGGATTTTCAGCAACCAATATAATTTCATTCTTCTTTTTGTAAACTCTTTTAAGGGTTGCTTCATTTCCAATTAAAACAGCAGCAATTTCACCATCATTAACATCAGGTTGCTTTCTAATAAAAACAATGTCACCATCACAAATTCTGGCATTTATCATGCTATCACCTTTAACTTTTAAGCAAAAATCAGCACGAATATTAGCACCTGCTTCAACATAGGATTCAAATTGTTCTTCGGCAAATATTGGTTCTCCAGCAGCAATAGTTCCTAATAACGGGAACTTTTTTGTTTCAATCTTTAAAATATTATCAGGATATTCACTATCAGTTCTTTCCATTGGAACATCATAACCCATTAACCAGGCTTCATTTACATTCAAAGCTTTGGCAATTAAATATATTCCTTTTTGCTTTGGCTCATATTTACCTGAATAATATTGACTTATAGCTGATTTTGGAAGACCAGTTTTTTTAACCAGGTCAGCTTGCGTCATATTTCTTATTTCCATAGCTTTTCTCATTCGGTTTGCAAAAGAATCTTTCATTCATCAACACCTTCCTTCTATATCATATTATACACTAAAGTTCAAGAAATTATAACTATTTTTCAAAAAAAGTTAAGGAAACTGAAAAATTTTCTTGACAAACTTTTTTATAAGGTGTATCATAAAGGTAGTTCAAGAAGTTGAACTAAAAGTTCAAGGAAAGGAAGTGGATTGGATATGATGAAACAACAATTTGTTTTCAATGATGGAAGCAGACCTGAATTATATGTAGTTAGTCAAAAATCATTCAAATATGATGCAACGTCAATTCAAATTTCAAAAGTGCTTGATATGGAAGCAATAACTTTTGGAAAAGAAGCTGCAACAGTTCCTTATAAATGGGTTTATGAAGAAATTGATGATAATGACTTTGTAACTTATGCAAGGTATATGGATGAAGAATATATCAAAAGAAATTATCCCTGGGCAAGGGAAATGTGAAAAAAGTGATGATAAAAGTAAGTTTTTAGTCTACCTATGAGGGATTGAAATACTGTACCTTGAAAACTAAATATAGACCAGTAAAAGGCATGGAACAATCCCCATGTTGTAATAATCTGGTTATAAAATTTGTGAAGAAAGGTGGTGAAACAATGTCAAACGTAAGTTTACAGGAAGTCATTGGACAACTTGAAAATTTATTTTTAAATTTCAACAAGCGGTTCTTTAATGGTAAGCTTGAAAAACCAGTTATAACGGTATCACCTGATACAACCAGGGGTGCTTATGGTTGGTGTACCAGTTACAAGGCTTGAAAAGAAGATGCTAATTCTGATGGCTATTATGAAATTAATATGTGTGCTGAACACTTGAATAGACCTTTTGAAGAAATCTGTTCTACATTGATTCATGAAATGGTTCATTTGATGAATCTTTTAAATGGTGTTCAGGATACATCAAGAAGCGGTTTATATCATAATAGGAAATTTAAACAAACTGCTGAAGAACATGGTCTTATAGTTGAAAAAGATGCAAAATATGGTTGGTGTATTACTTCATTAAATGATGATGCTTTACAGTATGTTAAAAGTCTTGATGGACAAGCTTTCACACTTTATAGAAGCAAAATTCCTAAAGTGAAATCATCTGGTTCTTCAGGTAAGAAATATGTTTGTCCTGGGTGTGGTACGATTATAAGGGCAACTAAAGAAATAAATGTTATGTGTGCCGATTGTGAACTTCATTTTGAATTACAAGAATAAAGTAAAGGTGGTGAAATTATGGCTTTTAATTACAGCAAATTAAGGGGTAAAATCAGGGAAATCTTCAGAACTCAAAGTGCATTTGCTGAAGCAATGGGTATATCAAGCACTTCCCTTTCTGCTAAGCTAAACAACAACGTTGAATTTACTCAAAAGGAAATTGATAAAGCTGTTGAACTTCTTAAAATTGCAAAAGAAGATATTCCTGCATATTTTTTTACCCTGGAAGTTCAAGAAATTGAACTAAATAAATAGGGGGGAGTGAGTATATGGAAGATGTTCTTTATACAGTATCAGAAGTTGCAAAGCTTATTAAAACCAATCCTGCTTATGTGTATGAACTAATAAAAGCTGGGCATCTTCAGGTACTTAAATTAGGCAGTATGAAAATAAGAAGAACAACCCTATTAGAATTCCTTGAAAAATATGAAGGATATGACCTGACAAACCCATATGAAGTTAAGAAATTAGATGCAATTGGTAATGAAAATTCATAAATGAATGGTGGTGATTTAATGGCAGGATATAAACCAGTAACTGAACAAGATGCAGAATTATTTTTAAAGCTATATAGAAAATACCTTCTTTCAAAAGTTGATGAAATGAAAAATATACTTGAAACACTTCCAACTGATGTAATTGAAAGATGCTTTGATGGTGCTAAATTTATTGATAAAGATTTTGACTTATCAAAACTGGATGAAGCAACATTTGGGATTGGTGGGCTATGTGGATATAAAAAAATTTTAGATATTGCTGGTAGCCTTATATATTATCGTGGCTTATATGAACAAGGGGAAGAAATTCTTGCGGAAGCACTTGAAAGGTTTGGTCATAAAGTAAACTTTAAAAAGGTTGGTGTGCGTAAAAAATGAATAAAATTCAGCTATTACCACACCAGCAAAAAGCACTTGATGAAACCAAAAACTTCAACAGGGTTGCTTATTACCTGGATATGGGACTTGGTAAAACCTTTGTTGGAAGTGAAAAGTTGAAGGAATTAAATAGTAAAGTGAACCTGGTTATATGCCAAAAATCAAAAGTTGATGATTGGATTGAACATTTCAAAACCTATTATTTTAACATTGCAATTTGTAATTTGACTGAAAAGAAAGGTTTTGAAAACTTCTTTACTTATGTATCTCAGGGTTATCCGGTTATTGGTGTTATCAATTATGAATTAACTTTCAGAAGAAAAGAATTGCTTAATTTAAGCAACTTTACCTTGATGCTTGATGAATCATCTATGATACAAAATGAAACAGCCAAGCGGTCAAAGTTTATTTTAAAAATGCAGCCTGACAATGTAATTCTTCTTTCAGGAACACCAACAGCAGGTAAGTATGAAAATCTATGGTCACAGCTTCACCTGCTTGGATGGGATATTAGTAAAGACCTTTATTGGAAGCATTACATTGAAACTGAATGGGTTGAAGAAGAAGGTGGTTTCTTTAGAAAGAATGTTATTGGCTATAAAAATGTTGACAGATTAAAAATGAAACTGGCACAACATGGGGCAATCTTCATGAAGTCAGAAGAAGTGGTTGACCTTCCTGAACAAGTTTTCATTGATGTAATGGTTAATACATCTAAAGAGTATAAGCAATTCATGAAAAAAAGAATTATCATCATCAATGGAAAAGAAATGGTTGGTGATACTGCACTTACAAAAAGACTTTATGCAAGAATGCTTTGTGGTCATTACAATAAGGACAAGCTGGAAGCCTTTATGGATTTAATTAATTCAACAGATGATAGGTTAATTGTATTTTATAACTTTAATGATGAAGTTGATACTTTGCGGAAAATGCTTAATGGAATTAGACCCATTTCCTATGTTAATGGAACAGGTCAGCATCTTGATTGCTATGAAAAATATAATAATTCCATTACCTTTGTTCAATATCAAGCTGGGGCTATGGGGTTAAACTTTCAAAAAGCTAACAAGATTATTTATTTCACCCTTCCTGAAAGCAGTGATTTATTTGAACAAAGCAAAAAACGAATACATAGGATTGGGCAAACCAAGCGGTGCTTTTATTACCACATGATATGTAAAAACAGTGTTGAAGAAGATATTCTTCAAAATTTAAAAATGAGGAAGGATTATACTGATGAATTATTCAAAGCGTATGAAGCGAAAAATTAAACAAGTTTGTTGGTGGATTTTTATAGGCTTCTGCCTTGGAATTACACCTTATATGTTTTATATTGCAGACCTTGAAAGGGGTTATAATGCAACAGGTGGTGAAATCTTTGTTCCCTTAATTCCATTCCTGGTGTGGGCAATCAAAGATTCCATAAAAGAAATGAAAGGGGTTTTCAAAAATGATTAAATGTAAAAATGCTTGTCCCACAGGTCAATATGAAGGATGTTGTTTTGAATGCGACCTAAAAGAAAATTGTGAAGAAGCTTGCCAATTAAATCCTTTTGAATGTGGTAATTCCATTATGGAAGATATTGAAGAAGCTGGACTTCAAGTATTCAAACAAGGACAAATGGCGGTACTTAAACAAATAGCTGATATTATTACCACAAAAAAGAGGCTTGAAGAACAGGAAGCTGAATTAAAAGCTAAATTGAAAGATGCTATGGAAAAGTGCAACATCAAGAAATTTGAAAGTGACATCCTGGACATTACTTATGTTGCTGAAACAACCCAAACCAGTATTGATTCAGCAAAATTAAAAAAGAAATATCCTGATATTGCTGAAGAATGTTCCAAGGTTTCAAAGAAATCAGCTTATGTGAAGGTTGTTGTCAAGTAATGGCAGCAGAAAAACAGTTTGAAAATAAGGTTAAGGGTTGGTTACATCAACTGAAACAAGAAGGTTATCCAATCAAATTTATTAAAATTTGGGGTGGTGGTTTTCAAAAGGCTGGGATTCCTGACCTGATATGTTGTATCAATGGTATTTACTTTGAAGTTGAATTAAAGGCTTCCAATAATAAACCAACTGAACTTCAAGAATACAACATCAAAGTGACCAATCAAGCAAATGGAATTGGAATAATCCTTTATCCTGAAGGATTTGAACAATTCAAAAATATAGTGAAAGGGGTGATAAATTGCAATACTCATATTCAAGACTTGATTGCTTTGAAAGCTGCAAATTCAAGTACAAGATGCGTTATATTGATGGAATAAAAACTTTACCACTAACTGATGCAGATAATTCACTTATCCTTGGAACAGCAATTCATACCGGCATTGAAAAGGGTGTGGATGCTGCTATTAAAGAATATTGCAATAGTTTTCCAATCATTGATGATTTACACATTAATGAAATCATCAAGCTTGAATATCTAATTCCAAGGGTGCGTGAACTGCTTCCAGAAGGTTTATATGAAATAATGGTTGCAGATACTGATTTTATAGGTTTTATTGACTTGCTGGTAAAGATTGATGATGAAACTTATGACCTATACGACTTCAAGTATTCAAATAATACGAGAAGTTATATTGAATCTGCACAGCTTCATCTTTATAAATACTTCTATGAAAAGCAAACAGGGAACAAAATTAGAAATATGTATTTTGTCTTTGTTCCAAAAATTAAAATTAAGCAAAAGAAAGATGAAGATTTATATTCTTTCAGGAAGCGGTTAAAGGCTGAACTTGAACAATCTGAAGTGAAGTTGGTACAAGTAGAATATGACTACAAGAAAGTAATTGAATTTATGGCTGGCATTAAAAAAATATTAGAAACTAAAGAGTTTCCCAAAGAACAAAGTCATTTATGTAACTGGTGTGAATACCAAGATTATTGTGAAAAAGGAGTGGATTATATGTTATTACCTGAAAATAAGAGAAGGAACATTGAAAAAATCAATAAAAAAGTGATATGGCTTTACGGTGCACCATTCAGTGGTAAGACTTTTCTGGCAAATAAATTCCCTGACCCATTGATGTTAAATACTGATGGAAACATCAAGTTTGTTGATGCACCTTATATTTCAATTAAAGACCAGGTAAAAGTTGAAGGAAGGCAAACAAAAAGAACCCTTGCATGGGATGTGTTTAAAGAAGTAATTGCAGAACTTGAAAAGAAGCAGAACGATTTCAAAACAATAGTTGTTGACCTGCTGGAAGATATTTATGAACATTGCAGATATTACATCTATGAACGTGAAGGAATTTCTCATGAATCAGATGATTCTTTCAAAGCCTGGGATATGGTAAGAACTGAATTCTTATCAACATTAAAACGATTGTTGAACCTGGATTATGAAAATTTCATCTTAATATCTCATGAAGATAGAACCAAGGATATTACCAAAAAAACCGGTGATAAGATTACTTCTATTAAACCAAACCTTCAGGACAAAGTTGCAACCAAAGTTGCCGGTATGGTTGATATTGTAGCAAGGGTTGTTGCTGATGGCAATGAAAGAACATTATCTTTTAAAACCAATGAAGTTATCTTTGGCGGTGGAAGACTTAATGTTTCATCAACAGATATACCACTGGATTATGATGAATTAATGAAAGTATATGAAGAAGCCAACCTGAATGTAGTAAAAGAAACTTCAGAAGATGAAGGTAAAGTTCATAAGAACACAACTGAAGAACCTAAAAAAATTGAAGAAACTGAACAAGCGGATTCTTTTACCCAAAAAGTTCAAGAAACTGAACCTGCATCAACCAAAACTGAAGAACCAAGACCTGAAAGAAAAACAAGGAAAAGAAGGGGTGAATAATGGCAGATACTTTATACTTACCTGATGGTTCAATGGAAGTTATATTTTCAAGGGATGACTTTCAAAGGCTTATATATGAAAAGCTTGGCAGTGATGCTGAACAGAAGTTAATTGAAATCATCAAAGAAGCTGATTACACCAAAGCAAAGGTTGATACTGACCTTGAAGCTTATGAAGCTTCCCTTGAAAGCAACACAGCTTGCTTCAATGATTTATTGGACAACATTGAAGAATTGAAAAAGCTGTTACAACAACAGAGGATTGACAGAAGAAAAATTTATAAAGTGCTTGACCGAATGGAAACACAAATTACAAACCAAATTTAAAAAAAAAATAAGAAAGGATAAGGTGATTGTATTATGTCAAATATTTGGGATAAATTCGATAAGGCTATTGATGTTGAAAGTTTAGCAAAGGATGTTGAGGAAGCAGCAGAAAATGGTTCTAATTTCAGGGAAGTTCCTCATGGAGAATATGAAGTAAAGATTGAAAAGTTGGAACTGGTTGAATCAAAAGCTGGTGACCCAATGGTTAGCTGCTGGATGAAAGTTCTTGCTGGTGAGTACAAAGGCAGCATGATTTTCATGAATCAGGTTATTACTAAAGGCTTTCAAATTCACATTGTCAATGAGTTTTTAAGAAGCCTGGATTCAGGATTGGAAGTTGAATTTAAAACGTACAAACAGTATGGTCAGCTTCTTATGGATATTCATGAAGCAATTGATGGAAGGCTTGAATATGGTTTGAAATACGGTGAAGGTAAAAAAGGTTTCAGCACTTATGAAATCACTGATGTTTGGGAAGTTGAGTAATTAATGCATGGTGGGGATGTAATTAAATTTACATCCCCAATTTCCCCACACTTCAACCTATATGGAAAGGAAGTGATAAAGTGTTATTTTATGACTTTGAAGTTTTCAAATATGATTGGTTAGTTGTAATTATTGATGTTACTAACAAAAAAGAATATGTAATTGTTAATGATGTGGAAAAGCTTCAAGAAGTTTATGAAGATAATAAACATGATATTTGGGTTGGATACAATTCAAGAACTTATGACCAATATATTTTGAAAGCTTTGTTATGTGGTTTTGATGCAAAGAAAATAAATGATTACATCATTGTTCAAGGAAAACCAGGGTGGAAGTTTTCAAGTTTATTAGCCAAAATTCCTTTGAATAACTATGACATCATGACCAGTTTTCATGGTTTAAAACAGCTTGAAGGGTTTATGGGGAATAACATTAAAGAAAGTTCAGTTTCATTTGATATTGATAGAAAACTTACACCTGAAGAAATTGAAGAAACTATTAAATATTGCCGGCATGATGTGGAACAAACAATTGAAGTATTTATCCAAAGAAAAGAAGAATTTGAAAGTCATTTATCATTAATTAAAGCTTTCAAGCTTCCATTAGCTTATATATCAAAGACTAAAGCACAACTTGCAGCAATAATTCTTGGTGCATCAAAAAAGAACCATAATGATGAATTTGATATTGAATTCCCTGATACATTAAGAATTCAAAAATATAAAGAAGTTCTAAACTGGTACAAGAACCCATTAAACAGGGATTACAAAAAAGAATTAAATATTAATATTGCCGGTGTACCACATACATTTGCTTGGGGTGGACTGCATGGTGCAATAAATAAATATCATGGTGAAGGTTATTTTTTAAGTATTGACGTGGCTTCTTATTATCCAGCATTGATGATTGAATACAATTTCATCAGTAGAAATATTTCAGACCCATCCAAGTATAGAAGAATCAGGGATAAGAGATTGCAGCTAAAGGCAGAAAAGAACCCAATGCAATTACCATATAAGATTGTTCTTAATTCAACCTATGGTGCAATGAAAGATAAGAACAATGATTTGTATGACCCAAGGCAAGCTAACAATGTTTGTGTTGGTGGACAGCTTCTATTACTTGACCTGATAGAAATGCTTGAAGACCACTGCCAATTGATTCAATCCAATACAGATGGCTTGATTGTTAAACTTCATAGTATTGATGATTATGAATTGATTGATGACATCTGCTGGGAATGGGAACAAAGAACCAGAATGCAGCTTGAATTTGAACTTTATAAAAAGATATTCCAAAAGGATGTAAACAACTATATTATTGTTGATTTTGATGGTAATTACAAGTCAAAAGGGGCTTATGTTAAAAAGCTTGATAATTTGGATTATGACCTTCCAATTGTTAATAAGGCTATCAAAGAATATTTATTGAATAATGTACATCCTGAAGTAACAATAAACAATTGCAATGAATTGAAGGAATTTCAGAAGATAGTAAGAGTTAGTAACAAATATATGTATGCTTTATACAATCCAAAGGTCACAGAAGAAAAAGTTCGGGATAATGATGGAAAGCTGAAAACAATAAAAGTCTTCACAGGGGGTGAAATCCAAAAAGAAAAAACATTCAGGGTATTTGCTTCAAAATTACCTTCAGACGGTGGAATATACAAGGTCAAAAGTCATGATAAAAACCCTGAAAAATTTGCTGATACACCTGAAAATTGTTTTTTCATCAATGAAGACATAAATGGTATGAAAATACCGGATAAACTTGATAAAAACTGGTATATTGAACTGGCAAAGAAAAGGCTTGAAGATTTCGGGGTGGTTTTATGACTAAAGATTATTTAAACAATACTTGAAAGGGGGTGCAGTTGACACATGCAATTATTCAAAGGATATGTTGAAACAAAGAACAAAAAATGCATAGAAAAATTCAAAGGTAAACATAATCTGAAAACCCTTGAACAAGTTCAACAGCTTCCTGAATATGCAGGTATTCTTGGTGATGAAACCATTTTAATAGATATTGATGATTTTGAAAGCAGTGAAATCTTATTTAAAATGGTAAAAGATTTAAAGCTTCAATGCCGGATTTATAAAACCACCAGGGGCAAACATTTCTTGTTTAAAAATAAAGGTGTTACATCTAATAAGACAAAATGCAAGCTGGCTATTGGTTTAACTGCTGATATAAAACTTGGAAGTAAAAATTCATATTCAATACTGAAGTTCAACGGTAAGGAACGTGAAATTCTTTATGATGTTGATGAATCAAATATTCAAGAACTTCCAATTTGGTTGACACCGGTTAGAAATAATTTTGAGTTCTTGGAAATGGAAGCTGGTGATGGTAGAAATCAAAGCTTATTCAACTATATTCTAACTTTGCAATCTGCGGATTTTACAGTTGAAGAAGCAAGGGAAACAATCAGGTTGATAAACAAATATGTTCTAAAAGAACCATTGAAGGATTCTGAACTTGAAACAATACTTCGGGATGATGCTTTCAAGAAGCCAATATTCTTCAAAGGAACAACCTTCTTATTTGATAAATTTGCAACCTATATAAAAAACAACAATCATATCATCAAGATAAATAATCAGCTTCACATATACAAAGATGGAATTTATGTTGATGGTGCTACTGAAATTGAAGCTGAAATGATAAAACATATTAGCAATTTAAACAGAGCAAAGAGAAGTGAAGTATTGGCTTATCTTAACATATTAATAAGAGAAAATTCAACAGAATCTGATGCAAATTTAATTGCTTTCAAGAATGGGGTGTATAACCTGGTTGATGATACCTTCATTGATTTTTCACCAAACCACATAATAACAAATAAAATTGATTGGTGTTATAACCCTGATGCTTATTCAGAACTGGTTGATAAGACATTAAACAAAATTGCTTGTGATGATAAGGAAATCAGGATGCTTCTTGAAGAAGTCATTGGGTATTGCTTTTACAGAAGAAATGAACTTGGTAAAGCATTTATTCTAATTGGTGATAAAAGCAACGGTAAATCAACTTTCCTGGATATGGTTAAAACCTTGTTGGGTGACAACAATATTTCATCATTGGATTTAAAGGAACTTGGTGAACGGTTCAAAACTGCTGAATTGTTCGGAAAGCTTGCCAATATAGGTGATGATATAGGTGATGAATTCATTGCCAATGCAGCAATATTTAAGAAGCTGGTTACCGGTGACAGAATCAATGTTGAACGGAAAGGACAAGACCCATTTGACTTCAATAATTATTCCAAGATGCTGTTTTCAGCTAACAACATTCCCAGGATTAAAGACAAAACAGGGGCAGTTCAAAGAAGGCTGGTCATTATTCCTTTTGATGCAAAGTTCAGTGTTGATGACCCTGATTATAGACCATACATAAAGTATGAACTGCGGGAACAAGAGTGTATGGAATATTTGATTTTGCTTGGTATTCAGGGATTAAAAAGAGTTCTAAAAAATAGGCAGTTTACAAAGTCGGTCAGGGTTGAAAAAGAACTTGAAGAATATGAAGAATCAAATAATCCTATTATCGGGTTCTTCAAAGAAGTTGGTGAAGATGAAATTGAAAATGAACCAACAAAAGATGTTTACAAGCGATACCAAGAATACTGCCTTGCCAATAGTCTTCAACCATTAAGTAATATTGAATTTTCAAAGCAGATTAAAAAAAGATTTAACTTTGAAATCATTGATAAAAAAATCAATGGTACAAAGTACAGAATTTTTATTAAAGGTGGGATATAAAATGATGTCAATTATTATTAAAGAAGTTCAGTTAAAAAGATTTGAAAGACCATTTGTTATTAAGGCTATTCCTTATAGTCAATTTTATAAAATTTATAAAAAACATTGTGGATTCTTACCTTCAATTTTAGTTACAAATGATTCTTTACAAAATGTTATGAATGAATTTTTATTTACATGTTTAGTATATCCAAAATTTGAAAGTGTTAGTGAAATGCTTCAAACACTTCTTCCAGGTGAATATGCTGAACTATGTAAACAAGTTCAATCTATTAATGGATATGAAATATGAAGGATGGTGATGAATATGCAAGATAATTGTGTTTGCTGCGGTGAATATGTTCCTGAAGGAAGGCAAGTTTGCAAAGATTGTGAAGAAGGAAGCAGTATAAAAGACAGTGGGAACAGAACATTTTTTGAAACCGGTGCAGTTCGTGATATGCACAAAGGAAAAAGAAGATATGATTTGCTTCCCTGGGATGCCATTCATGAATTAGCAATTCATTGTGAAGAAGGGGCTTTGAAATATGGTGAAAGGAATTGTGAAAAAGGTATCCCAATCCATAGTTTAATTGATTCAGCAATCAGGCATCTTTCCTGCTATATGCGTGGTATGAAAGATGAACCACATTTAAGGGCTGCCATGTGGAATATTGCTTTTGCTATTTGGATGGAAAAGAATAAACCTGAAATGCAGGATATACCAACAAGAAAGGAAGATGGTCATGAAAATAATAAAACCAAGTGTTGAAATCATAGATTCCTTTGATGGACAAGATGTTATCAAGAAACTTGAAAGATGCGGAAGGGTTTGTTATAAGTCAGAAGGTAAAATTACTGATGATTCATCTTACAAGTTCATTGAAAACATCATTAAACGTGGGCATGAATCAGTGTTGGAACACTTTAGTTTTTCAGTAAAGTTTATATGCGATAGGGGAATATCACATGAAATTGTTCGTCATAGGATAGCATCTTATTCCCAGGAATCAACCAGGTATTGCAATTATAGCAAAGATGATTTTGGCAGTGAAATAACAGTAATTGAACCTTGCTTTTTAGTTCCTGGAACAAAAGCTTATACTGATTGGCATACTTTATGCTTAAATGCTGAAATAGCTTATTTTAATATGTTAG